GATAATCCCGCAATCCTGAATACACCGGCTCCACGAGTGACAGCGGAGTGCCTGACATGACAAGCCAGAACATCACCGTGGACATGGAAACGATCAAGCTCATCGCCAAGGCCTCTGCGGAGGCTGCCGCGCTCGAAGTCGCCAAGGAGTTGCGCGAGGACATGCGCGCGGACTTCGAGGCCATGGAGCGGCGCCTGACGGAAAAGCTCGACGGCTACTTCGGCAAGCTCGAAGCCAGCGAGCACGTCATCCAGCACGACCGCATCGAGCGGCTGCTCGATCTCGTGGACCGCATGGGCGAGGGCATCTTCTCCAACATCCTCAAGCAGCTGCTGTGGGGCCTGGTGGTCGCCGGCGTGGGCGGCTGGCTGCTGTGGCAAAAGATCACCGGGGGCCTGTGATGCAGCTCTCCGAGCACTTCTACCTGTCGGAGTTCACGGACTCCGACACCGCGCACCGCCTGGGTATCGACAACGTGCCCGGCGCCGTGGAGACGAAGAACCTGTACCGGGTGGCCGAGCTGCTGGAGCAGGTGCGGGCGCTGCTGGGCGGCAAGCCCATCCTGGTGTCCTCGGGCTACCGCAGCCCCAAGCTCAACGCCGCGGTCAAGGGCGCCAGGAACAGCGAGCACCTGCAGGGGCTGGCGGTGGACTTCCGCTGCCCGGCGTTCGGCACCCCGCGCCAGATCGTTGCCGCGATCATGAAGTCCGGGCTGCATTGGGGGCAGGCGATCTACGAAGGGTCCTGGTGCCACCTCAGCGTGGGCACGCAGCGCCAGGTGCTGACCGCGCACTTCGAGGACGGCAAGGTGCGCTACACGCAGGGGCTGGCGTGAGAGCCCGAATCCTGGCGCTGCTCAAGCTGGGCACGCAGACCTGGCTGACGGTGTTCGTCACCACGATCTACAACGTGGCGATGCTGTGGGGCGTGCTGCGCGGCGACCTGCCCTGGAAGGACTACGTGTTTGCGATCGGCCCGGCCAACACCATGGTGCTGGCGTACTGGATGGGCAGCGAGACCGCGCTGCGCGACCCCGGGCGCAAGGACGCCGCCGAATGAAAACCCCTCGATGCCCGCCTTAGCGCGGGCATCGCCGTTTCCACCTGGAGCTTTTCATGAGCCTCACCGACCGGCACAGCGAGTACGAAGCCTTCGCTGCCATCTACAACGACCTTGAGCGCTACCCGACCCTGGGCCATGTCTACGAAGCCCTGGGCCGGGCAGGGTCCACGGTGAGACACACTGCAGCGCGCATCCGGCAGCTGCACCAGCGACAGCCTGAGCTCTACCCCGCGCTCGTGAGTCGTACCGAGCGCCTGATGCCGTTCCAGCACCAGAGCGAGGGCGCCACACCCCTGAGCGAAGAGGACGCCAAGTACCGCGAGGACTTCACGGCGCAGGACTGCATCGACACGCTGCGCGACTTCGCGCTCAAGCACCCGGAGCTGGAGGTCACGCGCCACTACTTCCGGCTGCACGGGCCCATCAGCGAGGCGACCTGGAACCGCTACTTCGGCACCTGGAACGAGTTCACGCGCCAGGCCGGCATCAAGCTCACGCGCCAGCAGCACGCCCTGGAGCGCGCGATCGCCAAGCACGCCAGCGTGGACCACTACCGGCGCCTGAACGACGAGCGCGGCGACTACGGCGAGCGCTACCTGCGCCCCAGCGGCGCACGCTTCAAGACGCGCATCTTCGCCAGCGACCTGCACGACGAAGAGATGGACCCGTTCTTCCGGCGCGTGCTCATCGACACCATCGCCCGCGTGCGCCCCGACAGCTTCACCGTGGTCGGGGACGGTCTGGACCTCCCGGAGTTCGGCAAGTACAGCGTGGACCCGCGCGAGTGGGGCCCGGTGCGTCGCATCAAGGCGCTGCACGGCTTCTTCGAGGACGTGCGCGCGGTCTATGACGGGCAGCTCGACTACATCGAGGGCAACCACGAGTACCGGCTGCTGCGCCACCTGGGCGACGAGACCCCGGCGCTCAAGACGGTGCTGGCCGAGCTGCACGGCATGACGATCCGGCAGCTCCTGGGGCTGGACCGCTTCGAGATCAATTACATCGCCAAGGCCGACCTGGCGACTTTCCGCGAGCGCGACGTGGCCGAGCAGATCGGCAGGAACTACAAGGTCTACGACGGCTGCTTCCTGGCGCACCACTTCCCGGAAGGGCGCCAGATGAACATGCCCGGCTGCAACGGGCATCACCACCGCCATGTGGTGTGGAGCCACTTCAACCCGCAGTTCGGCGCGTATGAGTGGCACCAGATGGGCTGCGGGCACAAGCGCGAGGCCAGCTACTGCGCGGGCGAGAAGTGGCACACCGGCTTCTTGCTGGCGCACATCGACACCGAGACGCGCCAGGTGGTGCACGAGTACGTGCAGCTCACCGACTTCGCCTGGGTGGGCGGCAAGTTCTACCGCCGCGCGCCCGGCGAAGCCGATCACGCGACTTCGTGAAATCGTGCTAGTAAGTAAGCTCTGACTTATGCCATACTGGCTCTGACGGTCTGGAAAGGAACCTCTACATGGCAAAGCGACCAGCACGCAACAAGCCGACCTCTCGGCATCAAGTGGACGACCTCGAAGCCATGGAGGCCTACCAGACCGTCACCCGACGCCCCGCGGCGCCGGCGCCGCTGGAGTCGCTGACCGAGGCGCAGAAGCGCTACATGGGCGCCATCAAGACCTTCCCGCTGGTGTACGGGCTGGGCCCCGCGGGCACCGGCAAGACCTACGTGTGCACGGCGATGGCCGCGCAGGCGCTGCTCGAGGGCCGCGCCGAGAAGATCATCCTCACCCGCCCCGCCGTGGAAGCGGAGGAAGAGCTGGGCTTCCTGCCCGGCGACCTGTCCGAGAAGTACGCGCCCTGGCTCGGGCCCTTCCTGGACGTGCTCAACGAGCGCCTGGGCAAGAAGCGGGTGGAGTACCTGCTCAAGAGCGGAGGCATCGTCGCGTCGCCCCTGGCGTACATGCGCGGGCACACCTTCCGCAACGCGTTCGTGATCCTGGACGAAGCGCAGAACACCACCCCGGGCCAGATGAAGCTGTTCCTCACGCGCATCGGCAACAACTCCACCGTGGTCGTCAACGGCGATGCCTCGCAAAAGGACATCAAGGGGCCGAGCGGCCTGGCTGACGGGGTGCGGCGCACCAGCCACATTCCCAGCGTCAAGGTGGTGAAGTTCACGAAAAAGGACATTGTGCGCAGCGGTTTGGTTCAGGAAATCGTGGAGGCTTACGAGCAGTCGCTCGAAGAGCTCGACGCCAACCAGAGCGCTGTATAGAAAACCAGGGCGGGCCCGCCTGCATCCCGGGCCCATCCTCATGCTCACAGGGAATTTGGGTAAGGCCTGGGTTCCCTTTAGTTTTTTGTTGGTCTTGTTTTCAAGGAAACAGGGCTATTAAATATAGGGAAGGGGTGCCACACCCAAATGAAGCACTTCAATCTAGCCTCGTATCGGGAGAGGCCCCGGAATGCGTGCGAAGCACTGTGCCTGCAGCGCATCCCCAAGAGCTTGCAGCTGCTCGAAGCTGACCTCTACAGCGCCAAGTGGTTCGACTACCGCCTGCTGCACCCCATCCAGGCCACGGACCTGTTCGCCCACTACTACGTGAGCGCCGCGCGGCTGTACTGCGAGATCGCGCACGACCGGGACAAGGCGCAGACGCTGCGCGTGCTGGGCGACCCGGACCCCTTCAAGACCCGCGAAGCCATCGCGCTGCATGTCGCGCGCCAGCACTACGACCGCATCGGCTGCCGCTACGAGTGGGCCTTCCAGTTCATCGTCAAGCGCTTCACGGATCGCGGCTGGGCGGCGATGCCCCGGCCCAACCAGCTGTACGGCGAAGAGCTGCTGCTCGACGTTGCGGACGGCTGGAAGGAGCTGTGCGAGATCAGCCTGCAGACGCCGCGCTCCAAGCACTTCCAGCATTGCACGGAGCCCCTGCAGACGGCGCAGCAGGAGTTCGCGCTGTGGATCGCGGCGCAGGCCCGCACGCGCGGGCACATGGCGTTTGGCACCTGCTCGCGGCTCATCAAGGAAGGCTTCCTGAGCGAAGCCGCGGTAGAGCGTGAGTTTGGCACGGACACACTGAAGAAGGCGCTTGCGGTCCTGGGAAAGTAAGTAAGTAGGCGCTGATATACTTCAGCGCATCCACCTACTTTTTCAGGAGCCCCGCATGGGCCACTACGACTCCAACCGCGAATTCGAGAACCAGCGCCGCAGCCATGCCCCGGAAGGGCGCGAAGCCTTCACCCCGGGCCATCGCAATGTCGGCAGGGTCCAGCCGAAACCCGCTGGTCACGATGCAGTCCTGCGAGCGATGCAGCACCAGGAGCGCAATGTGACCGTCAACCTGATTTCCGGCGAGGTCCGCAAGGGCAGGATTGTCGGCGGGGACAAGTTCACCATCACGGTCAGGTGCGCCGATGGGCTGCGTCACATGCTGTTCAAGCACGCGGTCGAAGAGATCGTTGCAGAAGAGCCGACCAACAAGGAGTGAGCATGTCCGAAGAGGTCATGGAAGAGCCCACGCCCACCGCGGTAGCCGCTGCTGCAGCTGCCGCTGCGAGCCCGGTGGAAGAGCTGGAGCTGGAGCCGGTCAAGTTCGAGTTCGACGCCGCCTTCCAGTCCAAGATCGCGGCCCTGGTGGTGCGCGACACGGCGTTCGTGCAGCGCATCGACGGGCTCATCAAGCCCGAGTATTTCGAGTCGGGCATGGACGCCGCGTGGGTGTCCATGTCGCTGCGCTACTTCCAGAAGTACAAGCGGGTGCCCGCCGACGCGACGATCTACGCCAAGCTCATCAAGGATGACATTGCCGCCAAGATCATCGACGTGCCCTTCGCCGGGGTCATGGCGAAGCACTACAAGGAAACCATCCTCAAGACGGACGTGTCCGACCGCGAGTACGTGGTCGATGAGGTCGCCACGTTCGCGCGTCACCAGGCGGTGAGCGCTGCGATCCTGGCAAGCGTGACGGACCTGGACCGCCGCGACTTCGACAAGATCTCCAAGAAGCTGCGCGCCGCGCTGGACGTGGGCGCGAACCACGACGGCGACGTGTACGACTACGGTGAGATGCTGGCGCAGCGCACCGGGGACCGTCTGGACAAGGCGGCGGGCAAGAAGCCGCCCATGGGGATCACGACCGGCTTCAAGGAGCTGGACGACGCCCTGTACCACAAGGGCTGGGGCCGGCGCGAGCTGTCCGTGCTCATGGGCGGGGCGAAGGCGGGCAAGTCCACCGCGCTGCTGGACTTCGGCATCCACGCGGTCAAGCACGGCTACAACGTGCTGTACGTGACACTGGAGGTGGCCGCCGAGATCTGCGCGGAGCGCCTGGACGCGAACGTGTCCGACACGCCGATGATGGAGCTGGGCAACCACATCCATGACGTGAAGGCGAAGGTCGCGTCCTTCATGTCCTCCACCAAGGGCCGCTTCATCCTCAAGGAATTCCCCAGCGGGGCCTGCACCGTCAGCGACATTCGACGCCTGATCGAGCGCTTCAAGGCGCGCGGGATGGTGTTCGATCTGGTCATCATCGACTACGCCGATTGCATGGTCCCGGAGCGCGTCACCGACAACGTGCAGGAGAATTCCAAGAGCATCTACCTGGGCCTGCGCGGGATTGCGATGCAGGAGCACATCGCCATGCTCACCGCGACGCAGACCAACCGCGACGGTTTCAAGGCCGCCGTTGCCAAGGCCGAGCACATCGCGGAGGACTTCAACCGGGTGCGCATCGCCGACATTCTCATCAGCATCAATGCCACCGACGAGGAAAAGCGCGCGGGCATCGCGCGGCTGTTCTTCGCTGCGAGCCGCAACCAGGCGGGCAACTTCACGCTCAAGATCGAGCAGGCCCGCGACAAGATGAAGTTCCTCACGCGCGTGGTGGGCTATGAGTGAGCCGGTGCTGGGCGACGAGCCCCTGAGCCGGCTGCTGATGGTGGGGCTGGTCCTCACCCCGAGCTACCGGCTCGACGAGAAGGAAGCCGCGCAGGCCTGCCGCGCCGAGCTCTGGCGTCGTCGCCCTGCAGCGCCAGCGCCCGAGGGTGACGATCCAGACCATGCAACACACTGACGACCTGGGCGAGCTGCTGGAAGCGCTCGACATGGAAGCCTGGCTGGACAGCCAGGCGATCGACTACCGCACGGGCAGAGGCTCCAGCGGGCGACAGCTCAACCTGAGAAGCTGCCCGGTGTGCGGGAACGACGCCTGGAAGGTCTACCTCAACGCCGAGACGGGCCTGGGCAACTGCTTTGCGGGCTCGCACCCGCAGGGCGAGGGCTTCAACAAGTGGAAGTTCGTGCGGGCCTACCTGGGCGACGCGTCCGGGCGCCAGGTGGTCGATCACATCAAGGTCTTCGCGGAGCAGAACGGGTGGAGGGCCAAGCGCAAGACCACGGCAGCGGTGGAGAAGCCGCCCGAGCTGGAGATCCCGCTGTCCTACCCGCTGCCGTTCAACGGGCAGAACCTGCAGTACCTGGAGAACCGCGGGATCGACGCCGCGACCGCCGCGTACTTCCACCTGCGCTACTGCCACGAAGGCTGGTTCAACTACACCTTCGAGGGCCAGCGCAAGGGCCAGAAGTACGACCAGCGCATCCTGATCCCGGTGTTCGACCTGGACGGCAAGATGGTCACGTTCCAGGGCCGCGACATCACGGGCCAGCGCTCCCCGAAGTACCTGTTCCCGCCCGGGCTCGCGGCGACTGGCACGCAGCTCTACAACGGGCAGAACGTGAAGGACACCAAGCGCATCGCCATCGGTGAAGGCGCGTTCGACGTGTTCGCGCTGAAGATCGCGCTGGACGCCGACCAGGCGCTGCGCGACGTGGTGCCCACGGGCACCTTCGGCAAGCATCTGAGCTGGGGCGAGGGCGACACGCAGGAAGCCAAGTTCCGCCGCCTGCGCGCGCAGGGGGTGGAGGAAGCCGTGTTCTTTTGGGACGGCGAGCTGTCCGCAACCACCGCTGCGGTGGACGCCGGGCTGCGTCTTGTCAAAGCGGGCCTGCGCGTGCGCGTTGCAATGCTGCCCAAGGACAAGGACCCCAACGAGGTCCCTGCGTCCGAGGTGCGGAGGGCCTTCTACGAGGCGGTTCCGCTCACAACGGTATCTGCCATTGCAATCCAGATGAAGCGGCGGCAGATGAACGCAAGGTAAGCCATGAGCAGCAGCAGCTACAGGGTCGATCTCTGGAAGGCGGTGCACAACGGGGGCACGAAGTTCTACCACGTCGCCAGGTTCAACAACGACGCGAACAGCTACAGCTTCGCGCTGTACCACTGGGGCGCCGTGGGCGCGGACACGGGCCTGGAGAGCTTCGCTGCGGGGCAGCTGCAGCTGGAGCCGGTGGTGCGCGGCAACGGTGCGGGCCTGGCGAAGATCAGCGAGAAGCGCGACACGCGCGGCTACACCGAACAGGTCGAGACGAAGACGCACGACTTCTTCTCGGCCGCCCAGGTGGAAGCCTGGTGCCGCTCGAAGATGGGCACGAAGGCGATCCGCGTGGTGCGCGAAGCCTTCCGTGACCCGGACTTCACGGCGAACCCCACGACCGCCACGACCGCGCCCGCAGCCAGCGCCAGCGCGCAGCAGCTCGCGCAGCTGCTGGGCCAGCTGCCCGACGCGCCCACGGTGCAGGACCTCGAAATGACCTTCCCGCAAGAGCCGGACGAGACGCCGGATCAGAAACATGAGGATTGGGGTTCCTGGTAAGGGCTCCACCACGTCAACAGGAGTAAGTAAGCAATGAATTCGGATGCCATCTACGCCGCGATCGAGGAGGTCGCTGCCACATCCAGCAAGAACGCCAAGGAATCCCTGGTGAAGAAGGGTGCCGAGCACCCCGAGTTCGTCCGGGTCCTGAAGTACGCCTACGACCCGTTCTATGTGTACGGGGTTGCCTCGCGCACGCTGCGCGTGGCCGCGCGCATGGCGGACCCCGCGGACCAGCCCGGGCACTTCAACGAAGGCACCTGGGCGCTGCTGGACAACCTGATCGCGCAGCGCGTCACGGGCGACGCCGCGACGCAAGCGATCGCCGACGAGCTCGGGCGCCTGACGCTGGGCAGCTCGCAGCTGCTGGGCCGCATCCTGCTCAAGGACCTGCGCGCCGGATTCAGCGAGAGCACCAGCAACAAGGCGGTGCCCGGGCTGATCCCCGAGTTCCCGTACATGCGCTGCAGCCTGCCCGAGAAGTCGAACATGCCCAAGTGGCAGTGGGCCAAGGGCTACATCAGCCAGGAGAAGGCGGACGGGAGCTTTGCGAACGTGGACGTGGGCGCCGGCAAGGGCGTGTCGATTTCCACGCGCCAGGGCACCCCGTACCCCGTGGGCTGCATGCCCGAGCTGGAAGCCGCGATCGCCGCGACCCTGATGCCCAGCACGCAGACGCACGGCGAGCTGGTGGTGTACCGGATGCTGCCCGACCCGGACATGCCCGGCGTGCACAGCTACCAGCTGCTGCCGCGCGAGGAAGGCAACGGCATTCTCAGCTCCCTGGCCAAGGGCGGCGAGCTGGCCGAAGGCGACATGGTGAAGTTCCAGTGCTGGGACCAGATCCCGCGCGCCGAAGCAAAGCCCAAGGGCAAGTACAAGGTGCCCTACGTCACCCGGCTGCGCGCCCTGATCGAGCAGGTCAAGGCGGTGCCCGCGGAAACCCGCCTCATCGAGATCACGCCGACCAAGGTGGTGAAGTCGCTGGACGAGGCGGTCAAGCACTGCCGCGACCTGATGCGCCTGAAGAAGGAGGGCACGGTCCTGAAGGACCCCGACGCCTGGTGGATCGACGGCACGAGCAAGGATCAGGTCAAGCTCAAGGGCAAGGTGGACGTGGACCTGCGCGTGGTTGCGATCGTGCCGGGCGCTGCCAACACCAAGAACGAGGGCAGGGCGGGGTCGCTGACCGTGGAAACCTCCTGCGGGCAGCTGCGCACCGACGTGGCGGTCAAGAACGAGGCGATGCGCGACGCGGTGGACGCCAACCCCGACGACTGGCTCAACCGGATCATCGTGGTGCGCGCCAACTGCATCATGACCCCGGGCCCGAGCAACCCGATGCACAGCCTGTTCCTGCCGCGCATGGTCGAAGCGGGCTACCGCACCGACAAGACCGAGGCGGACGACCTGGAGCGCGTGAAGGACCAGTTCGAGAACGCCGTCGAAGTGCTGTGAGCATCTAGCTCATGACGATACGCCCCACCACCTACGCAGCGGGGCGAATGATCCGCCCCGCTGCACACACCTTGCGCCAGCAGGTGTTTCTGTACGTGCTCAACCAGGGAAGCATGGGGGCCACGCTCGAAGAGATCGAGCACGCCCTGCAGCTGCCCGGGAACACGGTGCGGCCCCGTCGCATCGAGCTGGAGGAAAAAGGCTTCGTCATCGACAGCAAGAAGACCCGCAAGACGGCGAGCGGGCGCAGCGCGATCGTGTGGATCGTGCCCGAGCCCATCGCCACCAAGGCCAAGGAGCGCCTGTATGGAAAGACCGTTGCATGAACGATGACCGCACGCTGGCGCAGATCGCGCAAGCGCACCCGGTCCCCTGGCGCCACCACGTCACGCCCAGCGCCCGGGGCTCGGTGCAAGCCCAGGTCCGGGTGATCGACGCAGCGGGCCAGGAAGTGCCGCTGTTCACGCTGCTGCGCGTCATCGACTTGGTGACGCACTCCCTCGCAAAGAAAGCCACCGCATGAGAAACAAGGTCGTCATCACGCTCACCGGGCCCAGCGCCTCGGGCAAGAGCACGCTGGAGCGCATGCTCACCCGCGCCGGCGCCGGCGCATTCACCAACTGCGTCTCTCACACAACCCGCATGCCGCGCGAGGGCGAGGTCCACGGCAGCCACTACTACTTCGTGGACGAGGCGGACTTTGTGGAGCTCAACCGCCAGGGCTGCTTTGTGGAGGCGGTCGGGCACTCCGGGGTGCACTACGGGCTGTCGGTGACGGAGCTGGAGCGCGCCTTCGCGTGCGATCAGATCCCCATCGTCGTGTGCGAGCCCGTGGGGCAGGCGCAGGTGCAGGACTATTGCGACAAGCGCGGCTGGGCGGTGCTGTCGGTGTTCGTGGACAACCCCGCGCAGGTCCGCTACGAGCGCCTGGTCGCGCGCTTCATCGCGGACATTCAGCACCTGGCGCTGGGCAGCTCGGAGTTTGGGCACCGGGCCGCGTCATTTGCAAAGCGCCTGGCCGCCATCGAAACCATCGAGAGCCGCTGGGGCGATAGCGCGGGCGACCGATACCGGATGGTTTTCAGGCATTTCAACGCCGCCAACCGCGCCCAGGTCGCGCAGGCGATCGTGGGCGAGGCATTTGCGCTGCAAGCCGTGGTCGAGCCCGTCCGGCGCCAGGGCCCGCCCCGGGAAGCTGTCGCCTGAGTGTTACGATGCCGCCCCATAAAGGAGCGGCATCGTGCACTACCAAAAGAACTACATCGACAGCCTGAAGGCGAACCGCGCCGAAGTTCCCTTCACGGCCACCGATTTCATCGACGGGCTTTCCAATATGGACCCGGTGTACCGCCGCGCGGTCCTGTTCGGGCTGGAGCAGCAGCTCGACGCCAGCGAAGTCATCGACATGACCTGGCGCCTGGCGCTGCAGCTCCCGCTCACGGAGCTGGCGCGCAAGTGCGTGGCGAGCGCGCCGCGGCACATCCGGCTGCCCTACCTGTTCTGGACCGAGGATGACAGCGGGATGCAGACGCCGCTGCTGCAGCTGCACGAGCGCGTGCTCGATGGCTTCTACGGCAGGAGCTGGAGCGAGCTGCAGCACGCCTACCAGGCGATGGTGTGGATCGACTTCAAGAGCGAGGAAGAGCGCTTCATCCAGCAGATGCGCGACGAGGGGCTGCTGCCGCACTGAGCCAGCGTGCAGACAAAATAAAAGGGCCCGCGGGCCCTTTTTGTTTTGGAGCTGACCGGGATTATGCGGTCGTGTGGCGCTTGTTTTTGGGCAGCGTAGCTTGCGAGGCCAGGGCTCCGGTTGCCATGGACTGACCGCGTTGCGCCATCTTCTTGACGGCGTTGATGAGTATTTCCTTGTTCTCGCGGTCCGAGAAATCAATGGGCAGTCCGCCCGCCGCCTTCTTGACGGTCTTGGCAATCTCTATTTCGTCGTCCGACATGATGCTTTCTATGCCGGTGATCTGTTCGATCACTGCCCAGGTTTCTGGCATGTACTCGGAAAGCACCAGGCGCAGCAGGTACT